AACACGTCGATCTCATCGAAGGATGCATCTGCTATCCAGAGAACGCCTATGAAAGTCGCTATTGCTACTATGTCCAGCTAGAGAGCGAAAGAACTGACCTGTTCTACGAATTTCGATCATACTCGCCATTTGTTGGCTTTAGATTCTCGAAATTGCCAGGATCTTGTGCAGGATGGGGACCTGTCTTAACGGCACTCCCCTTTATTCGGATCTTGAACACTATGAGTGAATTCGAGCTCAGATCCAATAAGTTTAATGCGTACCCGACCTATATGGCCGCGTCCACCGGCGTTATCAATCCTTACACATTGATCCTAGAGCCCGGTAGCATTATCCCAGTTGAGCCCAACTTCATTAACAATCCACCGATTCAGCCCGTCCCAACAGGCGGTCACCCTGAATTCATGCAGATGAATATTCAGAAGTACCAGGATATCGTACGGGAGATCTTGTTTGCAGACCCATTGCCAGAACAAACCAAGGATCCAAGAGAAACAGCCACAGCAGTTCAGATCCGAAACCAAAACTGGCTGAGAAAAAATCTTGCTTCAATCACTCGTATGGCTTCGGAATGGGCCATTCCCTTCTACGATAGGGTGATCAAGATCTTGAGGAAAAAAGGATTGGTCGAGGATCTCAAGATTCAGGACGGCTATATTATATTGGATAGCGAATTCGGACAAGTTGAGCTGGACTACAAGTCTCCGATCTACCAGATCGATGACCAGACCGATTTCCAGAAGCTTCAGGAGTACACTACTTTTGTACTCCAGACCATGGGGCCCTCGGGCATGATGAGCTTGAACATAGACGAATTGCCTATGTGGATTGCTCAGAAACTCGGTCTCGATCTCAAGCTAGTCAAGAACAAAGATGATATGATGGCCGCGGTTCAGAGGGCTGCACAGGGCGCTCAACAGATGGGCATGATGTCCCAACAGGCGCCAGGCGCTTCCTCCCCTTCCGCGGCCCCCAATTCCCCCCAACAACCAACTGCTCCGCCAGCAATTCCGCCGGTGGGTTAACTAAGGAGATGACCTATGGGATGGCAAGCCCTAAAAGAAGAAACCGCTCAAACTAATAATGATAAGAGTCTTCTGGATAAGAGAATCCAGCAGCTCTTGATCTCGATCTTTGATAAGAACCCGGAAGGGAAGGAACTCCTTCATCTGCTCCAGCATGTCTATCTGGTTTCCATGCCAGTAGCGCCCTGGGGCAAAGAAGCAGCTTATGCCTACTTCAGAGAAGGCCAAAATCAGCTGATTCGATCCTTCTCAATCATCATCGAGCAGGCAAAACTCGAAGCCAAGATCGAAGGAGCGAGCACGCAAGCAAACTTGCGAGGAGGCAAAAATGCCGGATGAAATTCAAAGCGCTCCAGCAAATCTAATGGAAGCCTCACAAGCCAACGTGCCTACACAGTCCTCTCAATCGGAACAGACATCGACGGCTGCTTCAGAGGCTTCCACCTCTCCTAACACCTCAGCTGAATGGTACTATGCCGATGGCATCAAGGGAGAAGGTCCTAAACCTGACTACCTGATCGACTCTAAGTATAAGAGTATGGCTGAACAGGCAAAGGGATACCATGAACTGAGAAAGACATTGGGTGGCTTTACAGGTGCACCCGAGGGGGATTATGAACTCAACTTCGCTGAAGGCGATGAAAGCCTCGCCAACTATAAACTGGATCCTGAAGACCCTACTCTCAAAACCTTCAAGGAGTTCGCCAAAGAACAACATATGAGTCAGGAAACCTTCAGTAATCTGTTGAAGTTCAAAGCCAAGGCTGAACAGGCCTACGTCGATCAGGTAAAGACCGATCTGGAGAATAAGACAGTCGATGAGATCAAAGCCTTCCAAAAGACGGAGCTCGCAAAGCTAGGCGACAACGCTAAAGAACGCCTGGTCAACTTGGATACCTGGTGGCGACAGAACTTCCCGGACTATGCCCCCGAGAAGATGCATCAGTTCGCAACTAGTGCAGATTTTGTACAGATGATGGAGACAATTAAGGATAAGCTGAGTTATACGAAAGTTCCAACGGGGGCACAAGCTAATCCACCTTTACCAGCTGATCAACTACGTGAGATGCTAGCGGATCCTCGGTATATCAGTGATCCCGACTATCAAGCTCGGGTCGATGCTGAATATGAACGTGCGTATCAAGAGTAGTCTAAACTGCTATTGAAATATCAAAAATCGAGAGTATGATAGAGACTATAGCACTCAACTGGGTGCTATAGTCTCTGCTACCCCGAAAGGGCCCGGAAACTTATGGATTTTAAGTTGGCGGCCCTTCCAAAAGAAGCTACCCACAACTTAGAACAAGCAGGCGCAATGTGCTTGGCACGTTGCTTTTATTTGTTTTAAGCGAGGACAGTCACATGGCATCAACACCTCTGGCAGGCATTTCGATTCAAAAATTTCGCGATACCTTTACGAATAAATACCAGGCTTCCAGAAAATTAATGGGCGCCACTATGGAAATCCACGGTATCGTGGGTGATTCTTACAAATTCCCAATATTGGGTAACTACGATCTTTATCTTCGTGGTGCTTATCAATCCGTCGTCCCAGGCGTCATTTTAAACCACACACAGAAATCGATTACCTTCGAGAACTATGTGGGTAATGTACCAGTCGACCGTGGTGAGCAGACACTAGTCAATGCATCTGAACGCGAGCAGTTAGCGAGCAAACACGCTGCTGCCGCAGGTCGTCGAATCGATCAATGGTGCTTTGATGCATTAGAGGCATCAACAACGACCAACGACATTGCTAATGGTGGTACTAATCTGGATTTAGCAAAGATCGTGGGCGCTGCTTACTATCTAAATGCAAATAACGTCCCAATGACGGATCGGTATTTTGTCACACACGCCAATCAGTTACAGGCCATTTTAAAGCTTGAACAGCTCACAAGTGCAGACTACAACTCAGTTCGTATGTTAACCACAGGTGAGATGAACACCTTCATGGGCTTTCATTGGATTGTGGTTGGCGATTACAGTACTGATGGTCTCTACAAGACCGGTAACATTCGTACCAACTATGCTTTCCATAAAGAGGCATTAGGTCTTGGTTTCAGAATGGATCCGACAGTCAACGTTGAGTACTCAGTCAGTCAGATGAGCTGGCTATCAACGATGGAAGTCATTGGGGGTGCCGTTGCGATTCTTGATGAGGGCATTGTCCACATCGATTGCGACGAAACTGCGTAATTTTTATAGAGGAGAGCAATTATGGCATTTTCACGTGCAAATTTTGCGAAAGTAGACGCGGGCTATTCCGGGACTACACAGCAGATTTTTTGCTACAAGAGCAGCGCTGACGCCTATGCAACTATTGTGGCAAGCGCTTATTTCAACACAATGGCTTCTGGTACAGATGCAGACTACAACCTGAAAAAGGATGACATTATCTATGTCACCGGTTCAGATGAGTCCAACTTTGTCCGCGTCACTTCAACAACGGGTGCTACGCCTGTGACGGTCGCATCGGTCTTGACCGCTGCTGACATGCCACTGGCTCAGGGCAGCTTGCTGTTAGGTAATGCGTCTGGCTTAGGTTCAGCCTTTGACCTGTCAGCGGGCGGCAACGTTGCGGTCGGTAACGACACAACCGTCGTAGCATTAGACGCTTCCGGTGACGGTAAAATCATGGTAGGTAATGGGACGACCATTACTTCAGTGGCTGTTTCTGGCGATGTTACTTTAACCAACGCGGGCGTGGTCACCATTGCTGCAGGTGCAGTCGAGGAGTCCATGCTGGTTGCCAACAGTCTGACAGGTCTAGTTGCTGGTAACTTAGCTGCGGCGAATGTGATCGGTATTCCTACACTGGTTCACCTGATTACGACAGCCGGTGGTGCAACTGCAAATACAGATGTGACGATAACTCACAAATCACGTGTGTTAGATGTCTGGTGTGTGAATAAAGGCCTTGGAACCGCATCCGATACCATACAGGTATTGAACGCGACCAATGCAATTACAGATGCAATCGACATCAACAAAGCAGACCAAACACGGACTGCACCGACCACGATCGACGATGCATACATCGAGATCGCAGCTGGCGGTACGCTTCGTGTCACAGAGACTGATGGTGGTGGTTCCGACTCCCCAGCAGTTGATGTGTATGTGTTAGTCGCACGTATTGCGTAGTTTATAATGAACTGAAGTTTGGGGTGGGTTGTGCACACCCACCCCAGCTTTGATGGAGGTCGTATGGCATCTAAAGTGGGAATTATCTCAAATGCATTCATTCTGCTTGGAAAAGCACCTGTCAATGATCTAACCACGTCTGATCCAATTGTGACCTCTGCCGTTAAAATCTATGATATGACCTATCCAGATCTTCTTGCAGTGCATCCGAGGCGCTTTG